CCCTTGACAAGAACGCCAAGCTGTGTTATCATCCACCATGAAGCTGCGCTCCTTTCCATTGGCCCTATGACATGGCACTGGCATGGTCTACGATAGCACGGTACAAGCAGGTGCGAGGCTCTGTGCCGAGGCCACGGACGAAGCTGGCGATTATGCTGTGGGCCTCCGGGGTAGCGAAAACGAAGGCGGCTGCAGCGAGGATGGCCGGCTTACGTCCGACAGCGCTCTACCTCCCCACTATGCCTAGCGTGGGCAGCGACGTGGCCAAGGACCTGGGCCGGCGGGTAGCAGCGCAGGTGCAGGATGAGACTGTGGAGATGGCCACTGTACTTCGCAACGCTGGCCGGGCGGCCGTGGACAAGATCGTCAGCACCATGAACGACAGCAGCAGCGAAGGGCTCCAATTCAAAGCCGCGCAGGACCTCGCTGACCGCTCCCCGGAGACATCAAAGACGCAGAAGGTCGCGGTAGCCACATTCTCGCTCGAAGGCAAAGATGTGGCGGAGCTCTCGCGTGCGCTAGCAGAGGCAGCCGAAGTCAGGCGGCAGCACACGCGCTTTGCGGAGGGCAATCACGTCATGACTGCTGCTGACGACATCGACGCTATGCCAGCCCATGCAGAGCGCATTGAGAAAGCCGAGAAGCGCAGTGCGTGACCAGGACCTGCCGCTCCTCGACGAGAATCTAGCCCAGGCGCCAGCTGACCTCCGGCATGACCTTGCCGTGGCGGCGAGCAACGACCTCTACTTCTTCGCCAAGGGCATTCTTGGCTACCGGGACATGACTGAAGCGTGTCATGGCCCATTCTGCACATTCCTCGACAAGCATCCAGCACGGTTCAAGCTTGCGTTGCAGCCGCGGGGTCACTACAAGACCAGCGTGGGCACTGTCAGCCGGCCGCTACAGAAGCTGACGCAGAATGCTGAGCATCGCATCCTCATTGCCAATGAGACTGCTGAGAACGCAGAGGGCTTCCTTGGTGCGATCAAGAACCACGTGGAGGGCAACCGGCGCTTTCGGGCCCTCTACAGCGGCCTCATCCCTCCCGACATACGCAAAGTGAAGTGGAGCCAGCATGCGCTAGAGTTTAAGCGTGAAGGCTCCTATGTAGAGCCATCTATATCCGCTATCGGCATGACGGGAGCGTGGACATCTCGCCACTACACCCATATCGACTTCGACGATCCCATCTCCGAGGAGGCTGCTAAGTCTGAGCGGGTAATGCAAGATGTGATTACTCGTATCAGTAAGGTCTTCTCGCTCATGACCGACGTTGAGAATGACACATTCGATCTCATCGGCACCCGCTGGGCATTCTATGATGTGTATTCGTACATGGTGCAGTGGCTAGGGGAGGAGATGGCGCAGTTTGTGCGAGGCGCCATTGAGGATGGCCAGCCCATATTCCCTCAGAAGTTCTCGTTGGGCCGGCTGGCTACTATCCGTGACGCCCCCACGATGGGCGAATACAGTTTCAGTTGTCAGTACATGAACAACCCTCGCAATGTCGAACTGCAGGATTTCAACGTGCAGGACTTGCGCTTCTGGCGGTGGTCAAGGGATGAAGCCAACGTGGTGCTCTACGCTTCCGACGGGACTATTCATGAGATCGTACCGGTAGAGAAGCTCGACATCACAGTCACAGTCGATCTAGCTCCTGCAGAGAAGATCACTAGCGACCGTAATGCTGTAACAGTTACTGGCACTACCACATTCGGTGATGTGATAGTGCTGGAGGCGTGGGCGAGGCGCTGCACACCGCTTGAACTGATTGACAAGCTGTTTGGGGTCAAGCAGCGCTATACCCCACGTGTGTTTGGCATCGAGAGTGTCGGCTACCAGAAGGCGTTTAAGTACTTCCTGACCGCCGAAGCCACACGGCGTGAAGCTTATCTCAATATATTTGAGATCAAAGCGATTGGGAAGAAGGAAATCCGCATTAGGGGCTTACAGCCTATCGCCGCAACGGGTCACCTCTACATTGACCCACGACAGCATGAGCTGCGCAACGAATTCGCAGATTTCCCGCTGGGGCAGTATGATGATCTTGTCGACAGCCTCAGCATGCACTTGCAGCTCTGGCGTGGGCCGGTGAGTGCGAAGCGGTGGAATAAGGTGACTGAGGAGCGGCATAGGCTGCTTCGCGACATTGACGGCTACGGGCTGCGATCTGACAGGCTCGCGCCGGCATACGGCGGCTTTGGACCACGCCATCCCCGTGATATTCCACATCCGGATGATCTTGGCGTTGAGCCAGCACAGGCGCCTATATATGCGGTAGAGGTGGGATGACAATCATCTACCCTGATACGTCGCGCAAACACAAACATGCAGTGCAGCGCCGGCCGGCTGTGAACATTCTGCGGTCGATGAGCCGATTGCTAGACAAGCGGAGGGAGCTAGAGCTTGGCAGACAGGAGTTCCTTAGACGGTGGCGTGGGCTGCGAGCAGAGCTGGCGAGCACAGCAGAGTATCGCAAGTTTCGATCTGCGGTTCGAGAGCGAGATGCCGGCATCTGTCAAACCTGTGGCGGTGTGGGGACGGTGGTACACCACATCCGTAGCGTGGCCTTCGCCCCTCAACATGCATTGGATCCTCGAAATGGGCAGCTGGTCTGTATAGAATGCCACGAAGAGGAGCATCCTTGGATGAGAGCAGCGTAGTCGTGTGCGAGCAGTGGTATGGCTCCTCCAGCTTCTTTGGAGGTTTAAACCTACGAGGTGGATCATGCAGCAGATAATGAATGCGCTGAGACCAATTATGATGAACGCGATTGCGGAAGCGCTGGCTCGTCCTGAAGTGCAGGCTGCGCTGCAGCCGATGATTGCCAACGAAGTTGCGGCCATGCTGATCGCTGATGCCGCACCGGCCATTCCGCCAGCCTAATGCCTCCACGAGCACGGAAGAGTACGGGGCACAAGAGCAAGAAGCAGGTAGGACTGCTGCTGAGCGGCGGCTCCCCGCTGTCGCTAGCACAGAAAGCCAAGCTGAAGCGTGAACTTCATTCGGGCAAGGTTAAGGTCAAGAAGTGACTGCACCCGTAGATCAGTTTGAGTTCATCAATGAGCAGGCTCCTGCAGCGGGGCAGGTGAATGTGCTAGGCGCGCCGGAGAATCCTATCGCCTTACAGCCGCCTCAGCAGGCATACCCCGAGCCTCTTATTGATATTCCGCCTGAGCAGCTAGATGAGATCAAGATATTCCTCGATCAGCGGATTCAGGAGCTGCGGGGCGCTTGGGCGAAGAAGGACCAGGAGTGGGGAGAGCAGGAGAAGGCCTACCGGGCGCTGCCGGAGGGGACTAAGTCGTTCCCGTTTCAGGGTGCTGACCCAACTGTTGTCCCAGTCATAGCTATGGCAGTCGATCCGGTGCATGCTCGCCTCGATACAGGGGTGTTTAAGCAGAATCCTGTCTACACTTTCCTTCCCCTCAAGAAGTCGGTTAAGCAGAGCGTGAATGCGTTGGGCAAGTGGGTGCAGTTCTATCAGCACAACATCCTAAAGCTGCGCCAGGTCGCCTCACCGCGGTTGCTTGAGTGCACGAAGCTTGGCACTTGTGTGTTTAAGACGGTGTTTCATCGTGAGCGTATGACCACGAAGACCTACGATGACGCCTTCGAGGTCGTCGATCGTACGGTGGAGAGCTTTAGGGGCCCGAAGGTGTTCGGCATCTCGATCTCTGACCTCATGTTTGATCCGGGGTATCAGCATCTTCAGCAATGTCCGATGGTAGTGGAGCGTCAGCGCACTACTTTTGCGGCGCTGAAGCGGGCAGAGCTGTCTGGCCTCCTCGCTAATGTGGACGAGCTAGAGAAACAGGAAATCACCACCCGCACGTCCACTGAGACCGCGAGGGAGGAGGCAACTGGCGTCACTGCCACGATTGTCCCCCACGATATTGAGGTCTTTGAGGTCTGGTTTGACTACGTGCTCAACAAGAAGCCGGTGAAGTTGGTGGCAACGTATCAGCTCGTCACTCGGACGCTGCATCAGCTTCGATTCAACTGGTACTTCCACCAACGCTATCCGTATACGGTGATTCCCTACATGGTCACCAACGATAGCATCCTCGGCATAGGCATTGCGGAGATGACGAGGCCATTTCAGGATATTATCACTCGCTTTCAGCAGATGTCGAGTGATAATGCCTACTTGGCCAACATTCGCATGTTTATTGCCAAGACGGACTCCATTGAGGACCACCCACGCCTCTACGCAGGGCGTGTGTTCTATGTGGATAAGCCGAAGGAGGATTTAATCCCCTTTGGTGCTGCCGAGATCTATCCGTCGACGATAATTGAGCGGCAGAACCTCTTTGGCATGGCAGAGAAGCGCACCGGGGTTAGTGATTATCTTGTGGGCCGCGAGTCGCCGGCTATTGGCACTAAGGCAACGGCCACCGGCACGCTCGCACTGATCCGGGAGGGCCTCGCGAGGGTTGAGGAGGTGCTGGAGAATGTGCGTACGGGCTTCGCTGAGGTCATGGAGAACTGCATATACATCTGGATTCAGTACGGCCTTGGCGACACCAAGGATCTGGTCTTCGGTGACGACAACATAGGCGAAGAGCTGGACAACTTCTTTAGGGCAGTGTCGAAGGAGAATGTAGGCGGTGCTGTTGCGATCAACCTGACAGCAACTGATGCCGCGACCGCGCCGCAGGCCATGCAGGCAATGCAGTTGCAGATCATCCAGGTGATGATGCAGTACTTGGAGAAGGTGCTTGTGGCAGGTCAGATGGCCGTGGCAGCGAGGCAGCAGGGCATTCCAGACCTTGAGGAGATGATCAAGGAGGTCATGCGCGTTGCGCGGGTGATGTTCACTGATTTGATGAATAAGTTCGATGTACCGAATCCTGAGGAGTACATTCCCGACTTGGAGAGGTTCCTCAATGCTGGAGCTGCCGGAGGAGAAGGGGGAGCTGGAGGAATTGCGGGACAGCCTGGAGCTGTTGCAGGACAGCCAGGGATACCAGGTGCTGCTGGCCCAGCTGCACTCCCAGTTGTCCCTCAATCAGCGGAACTTGGAGCGGGAGGAGACCCTGCCACAGCTCTATCGCTTGCAGGGGGCCGTTGACGCGCAGAGGAAGGTGATAGCGTTGCTTGGAGATATGGTTCGTAAGGTTACTGTGGCACTTAAGACAGGAGGTGTAGAGTGACTCACCCAGCGGAAGCCTCAAACTTCGACGAGATCGAGGCGCAGCTGAATACCGAAGGTGGGGAAGCTGCTAAGGCCCTTGAGGCGAAGCTAGATGGCGACAACGTTCCTGAGGAGTTTAGGGGCAAGACTGTCGCGGAAGTTGTGGAAGCGGCGACGAAGCGTGCCGAGGCGCTGAAGCAGTCTGAGGCTGCGCGTCAAGACGTCAATGAGCGGGTGGCCAGGCTAGAAGCTACGGCCGGGCAGCCTGCTGTGACAGTGGCAGCGCCAGTGGTGGAGCCTGAGGAGGTGTTCGGGGCTGAGGAGTTCAAGAAGCTCTACGCTGATGAGCCGGCAGAGGCATTGTTGAAGCTTCAGGCTACATCAGAGAAGCGGATGGCGCAGAACTTTGACAATCGCTTCACGCCGCTTGTGACAGGCTCAGCGCAGGGGGCGGAGGCCGGCGCGCGAGCACAGCACAAGGAGGAGTTTGAGCTCTTTGGGGATCAGATTGACGAGTTCATTCAGATGCAGCTCGGCGGAGATCGCACGAGGGTGACTACCCCGAAGGCTTGGGATGACCTGCTGTCGTACATTCGTGGCAAGCCGGCAAACATCGAGAAGATCTTCGAGGCCCGTACGGCGAAGGCTGCTGCGAAGACCGCCGCAGAAGCGCAGGAGGCGGCTGTAGAGGCATCAGGCTTCGACGGCACCAGCGGAGCTCGTAGAGTACCCGTCAAAGTGGCGGCAGGTGAGCTCGATACGACGGAGAAGGAAATTGCAGACACTCTCGGTCTCACTGATGATGAGTACAAAAAGTGGAAGGCGGTAGCATGACGGAGGCAAGACATCCTGATGAGGACAAGCAGCCTGTTGGCCCTAGCGCGCACGATGCGAAGAAGGCATTGGAAGCGCAGCAGGAGGCGCTAGCACGGGTGGAGGCGAAGGAGGTGCCCGGTGCGCTGTCGAGGACGCCAAAGCAGGCGATGATCAACGCGAAGGGTCTGGAAGATGAGAATCCGGACAAGCACTACCGGTATCTGAGCACGGCCAATAAGGACAGAATGCCCCTGCGGACGCATGCAGAGGGTTATCGGCCGGTGAGCGAGGAGGAAGCTGAGAAGGCAGGTGTCAACGCCAGGCTTGGCAACCTCATCCTTGCGGAGCAGCCACGTAAGGTGCACGATCAGCGGGTAGCAGCGCAGAATGCTGAGAACGAACGCCGACTGAAAGCCCATGAGACGTCCATGGAGCAAGTCGCCGAAAGCGTTGCTAGGACACTCCGTGACAAGCATGGAATGTCTATCGACGCGGAACGACTTCTAGTCAAAGAGTAGGAGGGACTGATGGCGAGTAACTTCCCTGCCTACGTTGCCCAGGGAGCAGAGCACACGATTGTCAGGGATTACACTCCTGGCACCGCGTTTGTGCCCGGAAGCTTTGTCGTCTACGACACTTCCGGTAACAACGTGGATGTGGCAGGCACAGATCCTGCGCTCATCATGGGAATCTCAGAGGTAGGCTCGGTGGCGCATGCGCTGCTGACGCCTAATGGGAAAGTCCCCGTGCGAGTCATTGTGTCGGACAAGACGGTGCTCGCGCTTTCAAGTGCGACTACGCCGGCTGACACGTACATTGGGGACAACGTAGGCATCACGATCAACGGCACCAACTGGCGAGCTGATGTCGCCAAGACCACGACCACGTCGAGGTTGACAGTCGTCGACGTCGACATCACCAACGGCATCTTCTTCTGCACCATCCATGCGAATGCGATGCAGTTCGGGCAGAAGACGGTAGCCCAGGCCTAAGGAGTTAGCAGTGTCAAGGCAGGTGCGGCCTAGCGGTTTACCGCTTAGAGAGCGTCTAGAGTTGTCCAAAGTTGTGGACCCGTCTGGATGCTGGCTTTGGACCCTACATATTAGTTCTAAAGGGTACGGGACCATCTGGGTTGCTGGCAAGACCCAGTATGCTCATAGGATGGCGTATGAGGTGTTTGTTGGGCCTATTCCTGTTAGCATGACGGTACATCACAAGTGCGGCACCAGACACTGTATGAATCCGGAGCACCTCGAGCTTTGCTCTGCCTCGGAGAACAGGAAGAGAGCGGCACGCATTCCTCTTGAAGAGAAGATTGTCAGAGCTCATGAGATGCGAGCACAGGGGTACTCGAAGAATGACATCAGTGTGCTTCTTGGCATGAACGGACAGTTGGTCAAGCGCGTGCTTGGCTAGGAGGATACCCAATTGACTATGGTAAGGGGTGCCTTCAGTAATCTGCTCGCTCCTGGGTTTCGGAAGGTTGTATTCGAGACCTACAAGGAACGGCCTACTGAGGGCAACAAGCTGGTCAACATGACCACGAGTAAGCGGGCGTATGAGGAAGACTTCCCCATCGCCGGTTTTGGGACTCTGGTGGAGAAGCCTGAGGGTGGATCGGTTACGTATCAGGATGCTCTGCAAGGCACCGTGAAGCGCTACACCTGGACCACGTATGGTCTAGGCTTCCGGATTACGGAAGAGATGATGGCTGACGATCTCTATGGGATTATGGGCAACAAGATGGCCCGTGCCTTGGGGCGGTCGGCTCGGAACAACTTTGAGGTTGTATCCCACGCGCCACTGAACAACGGGTTCAACACAGCCTTCCCAGGCTTTGTGAGTGGCGAGTCGCTCTTCAGTGCTGCGCATGCAGACATCAGGGGCTCGACACAGGCCAACCGGCCTGGCACAGACGCGGACCTTGACCTGCTAACGCTGCAGGCTGCATTGGAGCACTTCCACGGGCTCAATGATGAGTCTGGCATTCCTGCGGTGTTTATCCCGCAGCTGCTCGTCTACAGCATTGGCGACCACTGGATTGCGTCACAGTTGTTGAAGTCGGCCAAGTTGCCGGGCACGGACCTCAACGACATGAATCAGCTGGCCGAGGAGGGTATCAGCGGACGGCTGACTCACTATGTGACCGATGCGGATGCGTGGTTCGTGCGGGCAGACAATCACGATGTCAACTACTTCGATCGCCGCAAGCCGACGATGTCCAACACGGATGACTTCGACTCTGGTGATGCGAAGTTCAAGTTGACGCGCCGGAATGGTAGTGGGTTTGGCGATTGGAGGGGATGGTACGCCTCCCCAGGAGCGTGAGCCATGCCACTCAAGGCTGACTACCTGAACCGCAACAAGATTGGCCGCTCGACGGGGAGGAACGTAGTGTTCACCTCCATCAGGCGTAACACATTCGTGAACGCTGCGACGCTGGACGCGAATGGGTACTTGACAACGTTGGCAGGGCCTGATGCGACCACGCTGACACCTACGCTCGACGGAGCGTTGGTGGTAAGTGGTGTGGGCACGCCGGACTTTGCCCGCAACGTGGTCATTACAGTGACGCATGGCTCCTCAGTTGTTGCCG